CTGATCGGTCTCGTGGGCTCGGAGATGTGTATAAGAGACAGTGTTAATACAGAAGAAGATTCCAATAATCAATATTTGTATCCGTTGACGACTTCCGACCCAAAGCCTATCAGTTATAAGCTTAACTACGGTACAAATAAAAGCGGCTTGATAGAAGAAATAACAGAAGACGGTTTTAAGTTTGGAATTTCGTCTTCAAAAAGTATCTTTGTTGTAGCAAGAGGTTAATTCAATTTCATATCTAAAACAAACATTAAAATTATTAGTTTAAGGTTCATAATACATTGTTATTCTATTGTTCATATATCCACCATAAGAGCCTGCATAACATGAACCAGTAATTATATCTCCTTTAGATACATTAATAGTTTTGCTATTATTAGCAGATGTTCCTGATACAGATAGTACAAGACTACCATTTATTTTTATTGCTGCATTTCCACTTGTGACATTGCCATTGCCACTTATTACAATTTTTAAAGAACCACTTTGATTGATTACAATATTTTTATCTGATAGTGTAATAATATCATTTGGATCTGTTGCAATAGTACTAAACATATCAGTGGTAGAAAGACCACTAGCATTCAAGTTTGCAACATATAGTAAACGGTTACTACCTAAATTACTATTTAATTCATGAAAGAAAGGAGGTATCGCCCATGGCATGCCTAAAATTTTTAGATTCACAAAAAATAATCCAGTGTACCGTAGTTCCAGAATCAGAACACGTAGTAACACTGAAATTCCATGATGCAGTTACCGTAGATAAAAGCGGTTTTGATTTGTTCCTTGATGAAAAAGGAGAGTTGGACATTGGCGGTGATTTTTACCACGGCTATAATACTGTATACAGGAATGACGATACAACCGCAGAGTATAACGGATATCAGCTTTCTAATGACGGTTCTGTTTATGAGTACCAGCCACAGCCAACACCTGTTGAACCGACACTTGATGAACTGAAAGAGCAGAAGATTGCAGAAATGAACACTGCACAACAGGAATCAATACAGAACGGTGTTGATGTTACCCTGTCAGACGGAACAATTGAACATTTTACGTTGACAGACCATGACCAGACAAGCCTTATGGGATTGCAAGCCAAGGTCGCACAGGGAGAAACGAAGATACCGTGGCATACTTCAGATGTGAATGAACCATGTAAGTATTATTCCAATACTGATATGGCATTGATTACGGAGACAGCTATGCAGGCTGTGACATTTGCGGTCACGTATTTCAGAGATTTGCGTATCTATATCAATTCAATGGAAGATTCTACGTCCGTCCAAAACGTAACCTATGGCATGATAATCCCTAAAGAGTATCGGTCAGAAGTGCTTGCGGATATCTACGCAAGTAAAGGTATTGCGTAAGATTATCAAGCCACTTATTCTATTTGCGATAGGTGGCTTTCTTTATGTCTGTATAGAGCTGCTATATCGTGGTCGTAGCCATTGGACGATGTTCTTGTTAGGCGGTCTATGCTTCCTGTATGCAGGATATCAGAACGAGCATACAAACTGGAATTATCCGCTTATCCTGCAATCAATAAAGGTTGCGACAGTAATCACCCTGTTAGAGTTCCTATGCGGTCTTATCGTTAATATATGGTTAGGGTGGAATGTATGGGATTACAGCAATATGCCATTTAACCTGTTAGGGCAGATATGCCTACCATTCAGCCTGTTATGGATAGCCGTAGGAACGCTTGCGATTATCCTGGACGATTATTTGAGGTACTGGATATTCAGAGAAGAAAAGCCACGATATCGACTTTTTTAGAGCGTTTTGTCGAAATTTGGCGAACGTATTTTCTTGAATCCTTGCATTTATAGACGTACAATAAACTTGTCCACAATAATGTGGTTCTTCAAGTTCTGGTCTGGGCGGTATGTTAGTGGCATTTCATGCCGCCCGAATTACCAAACATTGCAAACAGACGTTTGATTTATTTGTTGACATATGCAAACATACATTCTATAATTAGTACAAACATTATAGAGAGGATGGTTGCATGAGTGGGTTACATAGTTGCAGAGAGGGCAAGGATATGACAGGGGATAATGGCAATGATGCAGAATTTTACAAGAGAGAAATAATAGAAAAAATACAAAAATGCGACAACAATTATCAATTAAAATTAATTTTTCTTTACATATTGGGATTGTTAAAGTAAAAAATAGCCAAGGGTTTGCGCATTGCCCTTGGCTATTTTTTTATTTTCCTTTTTCTGAAATCATATCAATAAGAATTTCTAATTTTTTCCACCCATCATCATCTAATTTTAATAATGCTGTGATAAGCCTTTTCTTAAAGTTATCATCACTTTCATTTTGAATAGAACCTATCATTGCGGAAATTTCTTCGCCTTTGGTTAAAAACATTTCTCCTTTTCCATTCTCCAGCCATTCTCTGTTTACACCATATCTTGTACAAAGAAGTTCGACTGATTGCGGAGATAATTTTCTTTTTCCTGTTTCAACTAAAGAAATATAATTTTTAGTCAATTCCAAAGAAACAGCAAGATCTTCTTGCTTTAATCCCAATTTATTGCGCAATTCTTTTATTCTTTCTGACGTATCAATCACCTCCTTTACTGTAATTGAATAATATCATAAAAATCACACAAAGTCAAACTATTTATAGTTGACAAAACATACAAAGTATGATAGTGTAATCACACAAAGTCAAACTAAAATAAAAAGGAGGTGAAAACATGGAAAAACAGAGGTATGTAGTCTTAGACAAAAATGGAAGTGCATCCATAGTACAAAAAGCTGATTCACGCTTTTTAGGAATTGACGAGCTGGCGCAGCACATTGCCATGGATGTTATTGAGGACTACCAAAGCATTATAGATGGCGATAAGAAAATCGAGGAAACAAATATTGATTTGTCTATCAAAGTCCTTACCGCCATTTCCCCTTTTAGAAGCAATTCTTACTATGGAAAGGATTGCTAACTGCTTCGGCTTTTGCTAATTGCGGTTTTTCTTCTGGAAGAGAATTGATGATTTCAGAGTAGTATTGGTCGTACAGATTCTTAAAATCGTCAAACGTTCCATTGTAACCGCAAATTTTAGAAATAGCATAAGCAGATGCGTAGTCATTACAATGCAAATTATTTCACCTCCTTATAAAAATATAAGGAGAGTATACCACAGAAAGGAAGTGAATTGAATGAGTGAAAAGGAAAAGCAGATTGTTGAGAAGTTAAAAGATGCTATTCCTAAAATGTCGGACTTCGACAAGGGATATATCTTAGGAAAAGTAGAGAACATGGCAGAAAATTCTGCGAAAAAAGAGGTTTCCGAAAGCAAAGAATAGTAGGTTTACAATTTGTTAAAATTGTTCCTGCATTTTACAAAATTTTATTTTTAGGAAAGGAGAAGAATTGAACGAATTAATTCACATCGGAAATGCTGATATTTCCATAAAAGAGTACAAAGGAAAAAGAGTGGTCACGTTTAAGGACATTGACATGGTTCACGAAAGACCGGACGGAACAGCGAAAAGAAATTTTAATACGAACAAAGCACGCTTTGTTGAGGGAGAAGATTACTTCATTGTAAGCGCAGACGAAATTCGTACAAGCCGCATGTTTCCTATATCTGACAAGGATTTTATGAGCAAAGCACTAATTACCGAACAGGGCTATCTGATGTTGGTCAAGTCATTCACGGATGATTTGGCATGGGAAGTGCAAAGAAAATTAGTTTCTTCTTATTTTAATGTACATCAAAGTGTCAACAATCAGTTATCTCCAGAATTGCAAGCATTGCAAGGACTTCTTAATCAAATGGTTCAGAAAGAACTTGCTGACAAGGAACGTGATAAACAAATTGCTATCGCACAGGAAACAGCACAGAAAGCCATTGAGACAACTGAACATATCAAAGAAGCTGTAAAACCTGTTCTCGATAATTGGCGTGATGAAATCAATGTTAAATTTAATCGTATTCAGAAAAGTGCATCTACACCATTTAATCTTTTACGTACAGAAATGTATTGTGAATTGGAACGTAGAGCAGGATGCGATTTGTCTACCAGATTAAGAAACCGTAAACAGCGCATGACCGATAATGGATGCACGAAAACGGAAATTAATAAGTTGAATCGCATGGATGTAATTGAGGAAGATAAGAAATTACGTGAGATATTTACAAAAATAGTTTCAGAGTATGAAATTGAGTACTGCGCTTTCAAATAAGAAAAAGGAGGGATATTAATGAAGAATATAAGCACTAAAACATTATGCAGAATATCTATAGGTTTATCAATATACTCTATTATCATCAACGTATTAGCACATTGGGGATGAATCATGAAAGTTTACGATTTAATCAAACAGCTTACTCGATTCCCTGCTGATGCGGAAGTGATATTTGATGCAAGGATTGAGACAGACGTAAAAGTAAAGGAACTAATTGAAGCGATAGATACAGAATCTATTTATGCAGATGTTGAAGTCGAAGAAGAAGTTTCTATTACCGACATTGACTGGCTGAATAAAGATGTTTTGATAAAACTGGAAAAGTGAGGTGTGAGAAATGAAGAATAGAGAGAAGTTTGCAGAACAGATTATTGATATTGCGTTGCAAAGAAATGAAATCGCTGTAAATTTAACGTCAGGAGAGCCGTGCGCTTGTGGGAAAACAAGATGTTCCGAGTGCCTTTTCAATGGAAGAAAGCATTACGAAGGTATGTTAACAGAATGGGCAGAAAAGGAATATGAAGAACCGCCTGTTGATTGGAGCAAGGTTGCAGTCGATACGCCGATTTTAGTAAGAGATTACGAAGAGGATGTGTGGGGAAAAAGACATTTTGCAAAATACGAGAACGGAATGGTGTACGCATGGGATGAAGGGACAACATCTTGGAGCGCATGTGAGAGTAACGATATAACCAGTTGGAAAATGGCTAAGTTAGCAGAATAGAAGAGGTGGAATCATGATTATAGCAAATGATTCAAAAGTGGATTTTATCGGTAAAGATACAGAAATGTGTCTTGACCTTGCAAATATCATCAGAGCACTGCGGTTCAGATTTGAACAGCACTTTGACGAGGAGACAGCAGAAATGCTGATTGCACAGGCTGTGGATGATTCAAAAAGAACAGAATCAGATGTAATAGAGGATATGAAGCAGTTTCAGAAATCAGCTTCAAGAGGACTGACAAAAGCGATGCTATTTTAAGAAGAAAGGGAAACAGATATGGGAGATTTTACAATTGCAGAAGTAGAAAAAATGTGTGAGGACTTAGGTGTTGGCGTTCTTATCAATGACGGTCATGTAGTCGGATTTGAAGTAGAAGAGGAATAGCTATGGACAACAGGCTAAGAAAAATTGAGAATGCCTTGATTGAAATGGGAATCGAGCCTAGTATGCGTGGATTCTACTATATCGTTGAGCTGACTGTAGGAAAGATAATAAATCCGACAAAGAAACTACAGGATATGTATGACGAAATTGCATCTGAACATGGAATTACAGGCGGTTCAGTTCATAAAGTTGTAACACGCACAGTAGAACTTGCGGACTCAAGAACTCCTACCTACAAAAAGTATATCGGGAGTGAGTTCAAAACGAACAGCGGTTTTGTTTCCCTACTGGCATTCAACATCAGAAGGGAGCTGAAAGATGAACAGGATAACGCTATGCGGCAGGATGAATGAAAAACCTAAATACAGACACACGGTAGGTAAAATCCGATTCTACAGCTTTCAAATGATTGTTAGACGGCTAAGTGGATATGAGGACATAATACCATGTATCGCAGAACAAGGGATTGCAAATCAGATTCAAAACGGAACTGTTCATAAAATAACAGGTGCTATCCATAGTAGACAGGTGTTTGACGGAAAACGGACGCACTTAGAGTTATTTGTCCATGTAGAATCTATATCAATGGTATTTGAAGCAGATGGAAACCACACAGAAATAACAGGTGTTATCGTCAAAAAACCAGTGTTCAGGCAGACCCAAAGTGGAAGATACATAGCAGAGTTGCTAGTGGTATCTTCTAGGAAGAATGGAAAAACGGATTGCATACCGTGTATTGTGTGGTCAGTAAATGCTTTATTTGCAAAGAATTTAGCAACAGGGAAGACAGTTACTATAAAAGGAAGATTCCAGTCAAGGCAGTATGAGAAAGACGGACGGACTAAGACAGTTTACGAATTGTCCGGGAACGAATTGAAGTTAGGAGTGAGAACGTGGAAGATTTGATTAAAAGTAAATCCTGCGATACGGTCACTATTTCGCAGGAACGGTATGAGCAGTTAGTTGCTTTAGAAAGTAGAGTTGATGCGGCAGTTGACTATATCGTTAATACGGACTTTTGCAACGTAAAGACCGCATTAAGAATCATGGGATTTTATAAAGAAGCAAACAAGCAGGAAGAGAAAGAAAAGAAACTGTTTGATTCATCAGAAGGAAAGGAGTTTGACGATGTGTAAGGTAATTAGATTAAAGAAGCTGATTTTGGAAAATTTCATGATGTATGCACAGGCAGAATTTAATTTCTCAGAACTGACAAGAATTATGGGGAAGAATGGCAAGGGCAAGTCCAGTATCGTGAATGCCTACACATGGCTGCTTTTCAACTGTGACTATGAATTAAATGACAATCCAGCGGTTAGAAGAACAGTTGACGGCAAGAGCGTAGACGATATGGACACAGCAGTCACAGCAGTGCTGGATATTGACGGTAAGGAAGTTACGGCTAAGAAAGTGCAGAAGCGCACATGCAGTAAAGACGGCAGCAGTTACAAGGACGATAACAAATATTTTATCAATGATGTTCCAAAGACTCTTAGAGACTTCAATGATTACTTTGAAATCGACATTGCTACATGGAAAATGTGCAGTAATATAAATGCATTTCTTGATAAGAAACCGTCTGAAATGAGAGAATTTTTGTTCGCACAGGTTGGAACTATCACAGATTTGGATATTGCACAGGGGAATGAGGATTTATCCGAATTGGCTAGTTTACTGGAAAAGTACACAGCAGAGGAATTATCTGCCATGAATAAGGCTACAAAAGCAAAGGTTGCTAAGGAGATACCTGTTATGGACGGTCAGATCAAGGAAAAAGTGCGTGATATTCAGATTAAATCCGACATTGACACAGCAGAACTTGTCTTACAGAAAAATGCATTACAGGAACAGCTTGAACAGAACCTTTACAAGCAGACAGGGAATGAAAACTTATTGGCAGAGTACGATAAGGCTACACAGGATATCATGCAGTTGCAAATGAAGCTTTCTGAAATGCAGAATACGGCTAATAGTGAGTTAGAATCTCAAAGGGCAGAACTTAGGGCAACCATGATGAATAAGAGCGTTGAAATCAACAGCCTGAAATCCAGTATCAGGCTTGCAGAGAATGAAATTTCCAATAGCAATAAGAAGATTACAGAATTGACAGAGGAAAAGACAAGACTGCGGAATGCATGGAAAACGGTCAATGCAGAGAAATTTGACTCCAATACAGCTATCTGCCCTACCTGTCACAGAGAGTTGCCGGAAGAAGATGTTAAGAATCTCATGGAAACCTTTGAAAAGTCAAAAACTGATAGAATCGGTAAAATTGAGACAGACGGATTCAAGGTTAAAGGAGAAATCGAAAAAGAACAGCAGTTATTAAAAGATAAAGAACAGTTGTTATCTGATTTGAATGAAAATTTTAACACTGTAAATAAAGAGTACGCAGAAATTACCACAAAGTTAGAATCTATCCCACAGTATGTTGATATCCACGACAGGGAAGATTATAAGTCTGTACAGGCTGAAATCGTCCGTAAGGAAGAATTATTGAAGCAGTCAACGTCACTTTCAGATATCAAGAAATCTTTGAAACTGGAAGAATCTGAAATCAGAGCGCAGTTAGCAGAGGTTGAAAAGAAAATAGCTTCTACAAATACGGAATCTGATGAAACAAGACTGGAAGAACTTAGAAATCAGAAAACAGACTTGGAACAGGCGAAAACGGATGCAGAGAAAATACTTGCCCTGTTAGATCAGTTAGACAGAGCAAAGAATGAAGCCTTGACAGATGCGGTCAATAGACACTTCTCATTAGTTAAATGGCAATTATTTGACACAGCAAAGAACGGTAATTATAAATCCGTTTGCATACCTACTGTAGAGGGTAAATCAATTCTTACGACCATGAGCAACAAGGGCAACAGGATTTTAGGAAGAGTGGATATCTGCAATTCAATTCAGAAAATGTGTGGAATCAGCACGCCAGTATTTCTTGATGATTCGGAGTCACTTGACGATAATAACCAGGCAAAGGTTGCTGAAATGGTTGATTCACAGTTGATTATGCTGATTGTAAATGAAAATGAGAGGTTAGAGGTGGGTTAAATGGAAAGACTTACAGACAGCAAAAGAAATTCTGACGGTACAGCATCTTCTAAAGAATCGCTTATAGACATAGAGCATGACAGACCTAGTGCGTATTGTGGTGAGATTCTTACCAAACTGGCAGATTATGAGGACTTAGAGGAACAGGGCAGACTGTTAGCTCTTCCATGCAAAATTGGAGACAGGATGTATTGGATTGATGATGAGGACGATGACGGAAACAAAGGACTTTGCATTAAACAGTACAATGAGGACGAAAAAGTACAAGCTATTGGAATTGACAAAGACGGTGACATTTTTGTAATGCTTGGAATTGATGAATTTTTTACAGCTCCAGATACAATCGGTTCTCAATATGCACTTCTCACACTGGAAGATGCAAATAAGATGTTAGCAGAAATGAAGAAGAATGAAAGTGAGGAATAATTATGGCAGATACAAAGCAGGCATTAGCAGAGAAAAAAGAATTTACAACATCATTAAGCCAGTGGTCGAATGAAATCACAGGACTTATTGCAAGAGATTATGAATCATGTGGGGTAAAATTTGATGATTATGCAAAAAAATGCGCAATGGAAGCTATGACAAGCATTTATACACTTGTTAAGAATGATGATAAGGCAGACATGAGGAGCATTGATACAAGCAACCTTAGACAGATTGTAGAGCAGTGTGCAAGCCTTAAACTGAATGCGAGCGCATATCCGAGAGAGTGTTACTTCCAGTTACGAAGCGTTAAGCAGGGAAATGAGTGGGTAAAGGTTGTTGAAATGGGTATCGAGGGAACAGGCTATGACTCATTACTTTCCAACTACGGAAAAGACATTGACAAGGTTTATCCGTTCTGGGTCATAAAAGAAGGAGACGAATATATACCGCCCAAGCATAAAGGTCTGGAAGTTACGCCCCCGGAATGGGAAGAAAAAGGATTGTCAAGTAAGGCTGTAAGAGTTGTATATCCTGTAAAACTTACAGACGGAACAGTAACATACCTTATGGCAGACAGAGACAGTGTTAAGGTCAACCTTTTAGCCCACGTCAAGCAAAACATGATGAATGCCACGTTTGGTATCTGTGAGGATAGATACAAGGCAACTCCGAAGCAGAAAGAGGAAATCAAGGCTAAGAAAAATGAAATCTTGGATGCTTTAAGAGCGTGTGCGACAGTGGATGATATGTTGCAGTGTGAAGTAGCCAGACCGTATATCAGCGGTGCATGGCTTGATACGCCAGAAAGCATGATTCAGAGGAAGATGTGTAACAATGCGACACGTAAATATCCTAAGAATTATGACCCTATGGCAAGACAGGCGCAGATTGAAATGGACAAAGTTTATCAGTTGGCACAGGAAGATATCGCAGAGAACGCCAACACAGTAGACTTCCCTGAAGAAACAGAAGCAATTGACACAGATGCAACAGAGGTGGAAGAAACACCTAGTTTTATGGAGGAATAGGGTATGAGATTAATTTCACAGGACGGAACATTGGATGTTCCTTATGAAATGGTAGTTATTCAGAGGTTTGAAGAGAAAATTTATTTTCTGAACCAAAATCTTGCAGGCGTTGAAGGAGTGACGAGCGATTGGGAGATTGCTGGATATTCTACGGAAGAAAAGGCAATTAGGGCTATGCAAATGCTTAGAGAGACATATATCGGTATGCCTATCGTAATGCAGAATGTTGATGTTTCAGAAAATGTGGCAAAGACATTTGAAACATTAAAGAAATGCGGTATTGTGGTGCGAGCAGAAGATCAACCGTCAAAAGTAGAATACATTAACAATGCTGTTTTTCAGTTCCCACAGGATGATGAAATCGAGGTGTAGTTAAAACGAAACTTAAATGTATTTCCAGTGGTTCACAAGGCAACTGCTACATACTAGCAGATTCCAACGGTAAATCCCTTATTCTTGATTGTGGTGTGCCGATTATGGATATCAAGAGAGGACTGGACTGGAATATCAGAAATGTGGTCGGGTGTGCGGTTTCACACACCCATAAAGACCACAGCAAAAGCGCAGACGCAATAGAGAAAATGGGAATCCCAGTATGGAAACCATATGAAGAAGAAAATCCGAAGATGCAGAAATACGGTAGTTTCACAATCCAGTGTTTCCAGTTGCCACATAACGGAACTACCAATTACGGATTTTACATCAAGGCAGACGGACAGAAGCTATTATACATGACAGACATGGAGTATTGCCATTACAGTTTTAGGAAACAGGCGGTAGATCACATGCTGATTGAGTGCAACTACATAGCGGATATGGTGGACATGGATATCCCAAATTACGAACATAAGATTCTGGGGCATTGCGAACTGGAAACTTGCAAGGGGATTGTAGAAACAAATAAGTCAGATGCATTGCAGAACGTCATATTATGCCACACAGCGAAAGAAACTTGCGATAAGGATAGAATTATTGCAGAGATTAAGAAAATCGTTCCTAGCGCAAATGTGAGCGTTGCACAGGACGGTATGGAATGGGAACTTAGAAATGCGGATGAATGTCCGTTTTAGAAGAAAGTGAGGGATTAAATCAATGAAATTGTATTTTTATACACTGAAAGAACCATATAATGGTAAACTATTTATTCAGTTTGAAGAGTGTGAAGCTGACGAGAAGCCCAAGACTTATTTGCTGCATGTACGCCCTAGAGATTTTTATTACAGACAAATAAGTAAAGAATATATTGGTAAACGAATGGGGAGCACTGTTATATTGCTTGAAAAAGATGATTTTCTTGCTAGAAGTATTTTCACTGAAACAATTAATAAAAAAATATCTGATGTAGAAAAACAGGTGAAATGGTTAAGAGAACAGTTAGAAGCAGTAGAGAAAGGAGACATACAATGAACAGTGTAGATATATCAGGAAGAATGACAAGAGAGCCAGAAGTAAGGTATGCGGCAGATAAGCCATTTGCAAAATTCTGCCTTGCAGTAAATCGCAGATTCAAACAGGACGGACAGGCAAATGCAGATTTTATCAACTGTACAGCATTTGGAAAAATGGCTGAATTTGTGGAAAAGTACGGAAGAAAAGGCGTAAAGTTTGAAGTTCATGGCAGATGGCAGACTGGAAGCTATAAGAACAAAGACGGTAACACTGTTTATACAAACGACTGTATGGTTGAATCAATCGAGTTTGCAGAAAGTAAGAGCAGCAGCATTGAACAGGAAAACGGAAGTGCAGTTCCAAGTGGGGATGGGTTTATGAATATACCAGACGGAATAGATGAAGAATTACCATTTAACTAAAAGGGAGCGTGATTTATCTTGCAGAATCCAAGACAGAGATATGCAATAGAATCAAAGAACCGTAAACGGTTACTGGAAGTAAACCCTGGCCTTACGGATGAAAGCGGTATCTATTTTCTGACAAGAACTGATGAAAACGGCTTTCGATATGCTTATATCGGGCAGGCAGTACATATTTTGCAGAGATTAGCAGGACACCTTGTAGGGTATCAGCATATAGATTTATCACTCAAAAAACATGGACTATATTCGATTGAAAATCCTTACGGTTGGAAGATAGGATTTATGCATTTTCCAGTTAACCAGTTGGACGAGAAAGAGCAGTATTACATCAAAATGTACGCTGACAATGGTTATCAGCTTAGAAACAAAACTTCTGGTAGCCAGGGAGAGGGAAAAGCGCAGATTGATGAGTACCGACCGCAAAAAGGCTATCGTGACGGAATCAAGCAGGGCAGAAAGAACCTTGCAAGGGAATTATCCAGTATTGCAGATAAGCACCTTACGATATCTGTCAGAGCTGATAAGCAGGGTAATAAGGTATCGGAAAAGCAGTTTGAGAAATTTAAGGAATTGTTGAAAGAGGGTGAAAGCGATGGAGATTGAAACTATTGATATTGAAGTTCAGGATTATGTCAAGAAGCTCGTGAACGTAGTTGCTAAGACAATGGTTGATTCATTTGAAAATCTGACTATTGAAGATGTAAATATGTTTAAGTTGGGCTATAACAAGGCTGTTGATGACACTATAAAAGCTATCAAGGAAGAATATGCTTTCACAATCTTAGAAGAAGAAAAGATTGACGAGATAGCAAAACGGTTAAAGGAGTGTTGACAAAAATGGACATTCTTAACGAAATTATTTCTCTTTTGAAGAGAAATTTTCCAGAACGTATACAGATGTTTAGCAATAGAGGCATTTCTCATGATGAAAAACTCACGATCTATCAAAAAGATGGAGTTATTGTAGATTGGTGTCCTTATTATGAATACGTAGAAATTTTAGGATTACCAAAAAGAGATTTTGAAATAATAGAAAGAGAATGTGGAGACAACGAATAGGAAAAGGAGAGTTGAAAATGTACAATAAATTTCAACAGGTTTACGACTACTACGGTAGAGTATTCAGAAAAATTCAATTAGACACAGGAACACCACCAAAGAAATACGGTCAGATGCTTTCTTACAAGAAAGGAAAAGGTAAAAAGAATGGAAGATAGATATCTGCATAAGGGGAAAAATCAGAAGCGAGGTTAAGAGAATTGAGAGGTGGAGAAAATGGATGAATTTCTTAAAAGCGTAAGCGAGCGTGACTTTGATAGAAGAATATCGGAAGTTGTTGAAATGCTTGAGGAAAAACAACTCTACGGAACTATCAGTTTGATAAAAGATTTGAAATATTACCTTGACTTAGCCACAAAGGAAAAGACGCACGACTGCAACTGCCAGCGCAACAGCAATTCAAGAGATGATGAGCCTTGTTGCGGATGCGATAGCAAATTTTCAGAAAATGATGATACAAAAAACAAAGTTACATCTCTGGAAATTATCGTAAGGGTGATAGACAACAATCCATATTACGAAATCAAGTACAAAAAAGTCGGAGAAGATTATTACCATGTAGGTTACAGTTCATTCAATATTGATAATGTATTGAAATGGCGTGATGAGTGTTTTGAACTTGTTGATGCGAAAGCGACCCATGCCGACAGGATAAGGAATATGTCAGATGGAGAGTTAGCGGGGTTTCTTACAACTTTTAAGAACACATTCGGGGAGGAATACGAAGGAGAAGCTAGTTGTATGGAATGGCTTCAATCAGAAGCAGAATAGGAGAGAATATGGAAGATAGATACTTATTCAAGGCAAAGAGGATTGATAACGGAGAATGGGTGCAAGGATATTATGTAAAAGGCTTAGATGTGTTTACGAATTGTGAAGAAATCCACATAATATTTGAACCTAACACAATGTTTTATTCTAGTGGAGAGACAGACGGATGGTACAAAGTAGACCCATCCACTATCTGCCAATGCGCAGGCTTAAAAGACAAGAACGGTAAGCTGATTTGGGAGAATGATATTGTAAAAGATGGACACGGAAATCTTTATAAAGCTTTTTGGCAGAATAACTATTATCAGTTCTCCTGGATTTGCGTCAAAACAGATGTATTTTCAATCGGTGCAAAGTGGGATTTATGGAGCTTTAAGAGTTTTGAAATTGAGGTTATCGGCAACATATTTGATTCCGAACTTTTGCAATAATTAAGACAAAGAACTTGAAGTAAGGAAGTGATTAGTACGGCAGAACGAAGAATGTTCACGAAGAAGATAACAGAAAGTGATGCGTTCCTGGAAATGCCAAGTAGTACGCAGATGTTATACTTTCACTTTTGCATGAATGCGGATGATGACGGATTTGTGAACAACCCGAAGAAGATTCAGCGGATGTGCGGTGCTTCTGATGATGATTTTAGGCTGCTGATCGCCAAGTCATTTGTTCTGACATTTGATAGTGGAATCATCGTGATAAAGCACTGGAAGATGCATAATTACATACAATCTGACCGATACGTGCCGACTGATTACGTTGAGGAAAAATCCATGTTGGGATTGAAAAAGAATAAGGCATACACGTTCGATGAATCTAAAATGGTTACAAGGTGCATACAGGATTCCAAGAAGAAAGAGAAAAAGACTTCTTATAATAGGAACAGCTTTAATTGTAAAGAACAGAACAATTACGATTATGACAAGATAGAGAAAGGCTTGGGAATAACATGAATGTGAATGATTTACCTGTTGGTACACCGATAGACTGCAATAAGAACGGAAAAATCGGTCAGAAAGAGAGGTAAGAATGAGACGAACAAATCTTAGCGTTTATGGATTTATTGAAAGTTGGTGATGTTAATGGGTGTAATCGCAGACAAATTAAGAGATTTGCAGAAAGCATACAAAGAAAATGACTATGCGGAATACGAACAAATACTTGATTTTGCCATTGAAATTGCAGAGACAGAAGAAAATAAATTCTGTGAATGGAAGATTGTTGATACACCACATGGAATGCCTATTTACAATACAGGCTGTGGAAAAATAAGGCTTAGTTGTGCGACAGGCATTGATATTTACTGCAATGCTTGTGGCAGAAAAATAAAGATTGTTAATGATAAGAAAGCGAGTGATTCAGAGTGAGTGACAATGCAAAGATAGTAATGGCACAGGCTTTAATGATGAGAATTAAAGATTATGCAGAAAGAGCCTTGGATAAAAAAGATGTAACACTTGATATGGCTATGGTTGAAATACGCGATACAGTTGACGCTTATGACGAGTATTTTCATACAGGAAGAAAACCACGGTAACTAACTAAAAATCAAAGAAAGGAATAGGTTGTGCGCACATAAAACCGAGGTTTCCTTTTGGTAGATTTAGAATGAAAGTCCATTGTTTATTTGAACAGTCAGGAACATTCAAGAACGCTTTCAAGAAGTATGCAAGAGTCGGAAATGTGGACAAGGTAACAGGTATCATTAATGCGCTTAGACTGGCAGGACATGAAGATGCAACGGCGTATTTGGAGAGTAAGAAAGAGGTGTGAGAATATGGGAAACAAACATACTATGAACGATCTATACCAAATGCAGTCACTTCCGCTTTCTGCAAAAATAAGAATGACTGCACGTAGGATAAATGAATGGGTTAATGAATTTGGCGAAGATGGAGTGTATCTGTCATTTAGTGGTGGCAAAGACAGCACAGTTTTAGGACACATAATCAGAGAAGTTTGCGGATATAAAAATATTCCTTTTGTATTCGTAGATGTTCCGACACAATATCCAGAGTTAAAGGAATTTACACAGACATTTGATAATCTTGTAATTTTAAAACCTAAGATTTCATTTGCACAGGTTTGTGAACAGTATGGATTCCCGATGATTAGCAAGGTAGTGTCAAATTGTGTAAGCGGTGCGAGAAAATATGTTAAATACCTTGACAGTCAAAAATCTAACAACGCAATCTTAACAGACAGACAATTCCATATGCTTGCTATGTCAGACCCGTTAGGAATAGAAAGGAGAATAAACAAGAAGAACGAACAGCACAAGAACTTGTAGATCGGAGTTATCCCTAGCGGTTCAGAATACAGGTTACGCAGACTGAATGGAGAACTGAAAGATAGTAAAGGCAATTATAGTCAGTTTAATCAAGAAAAATATAAATTCTTTCTTGACGCACCTTTTGAGATAAGCGACTTGTGCTGTGACATTATGAAGAAAAAGCCTGTGCACGATTACGAAAAGAAAACGGGAAGAAAGCCTATTATAGCAACTATGGCGAGTGAAAGCGTTATACGTACACAAAAATGGCTACAGGACGGCTGTAATGCTTTTAATGTAACAAAACCACATAGCAATCCTATGTCATTTTGGACGGAACAAGATGTATTACTTTACATCAAAGAAAACAATCTGCCGATATGTTCAGTTTATGGCGAAGTAGTCACAGATTATGAAGCTGTGGGGCAATGTGAAAATCAAATGTCATTTGCGGATTTTGGTATTTTTGATAAGGAAAGACCATTGCTGAAAACAACAGGATGCCAAAGAACAGGCTGTGTACTGTGCGGATTCGGTTGCCATTTGGAAAAAGAAAGCAGATTTTTAAGGCTGAAAGAAACACACCCTAAATTCCATAATCTGCTATATATTTTGAAAAACAATGGCGTGACATACGCAGAAGCTATTGACTGGGTAAACGAACATGGTGGTTTTAACATTAAATATTAAGGAGCGTGAGTGAATGACGGAGAATGAAGCAATCGAGAGATTGAAGTGCATGAGATTATTTATGAAGTTGGAGGATAAAGAAAATAAATCCAAATTTCTTGACAGTGATTATGAAGCAAACCACATGGCAATAAAGGCACTTAAAAAGCAGATACCGAAGAAAGTTAGGTATGAAGATGTTGGCTATGAACAGTATGGCAATGTCAATGTATATGCTTGCATATGTCCATCGTGTGACTTAGAAATAATTAAATTCGATGACAATGATGTTTCTGAAAAATGCGAAAGTGATGATGTAGAAAAAATGTTTCACAGCAGTATGGCGCATCATGCTTATGTTGGATTGAATAATTATTGTAACAGATGCGGTCAAAAATTGGACTGGTCAGAAGAAAGCGAGGAAAACAATGAAACTGATTGATGCAGATGCACTAAAGAAAGATTTAAAATCGGTTACTTTAAGCAATGGAACTTTAGTAAATACAAATGCAGTATTGTATTTACTAGAAGAATATCCGACGGCTTATGATGTGGATAAGGTTGTGGAACAGTTGGAAGAACTAAAAAGAAGATATGATATCGAGGAATTTGGGATTAGAGGAGTTATTTGTAAAGCAATCGAGATTGTGAAAGGCGGTGGAATGAATGACAGAGAATGAAGCAATCAAGGCAATAAAAGATAACAAGCCTACAAGCGGTTATTATATTTTGAACGAAGCATTAGATATGGCAATACAGGCACTTGAAACAGTACAGAAATACAAAGACCTTGAATCTGAACTATCTAAACGCAATCTGACAATTGACCATATCAGAGAATACATGGAATTTGAGGACGAATGTGTGGAACAGGAATTTACTTTTAAATCTCTGTTGGAAGCAAGAGAGAATCAGAATAGAAAGAAGCCAATTTTAAGTATGTATGAAAAAGGTTGTATGGCTATTGATTATTCAGATGGGCATGGAGAAATAAAACAGACTGAAAGTAATTTCTGGCGTTGTCCTAAATGCAAATCAGTTGTGGGAGAAAGAATTATTGTACATGGCAGGATTCACGACCAGCGGAAAAAGAAATATTGTGAAAATTGCGGTCAGAGAATCGACTGGGAGGGAATTAAAAATGAGTGATGCATGGAAAACTGTACTTACAGTGATTGTTCTGATTGTTGGTATGGTGATTGAAAGTAGATGTGATAGTGAATATTGAAGAATAAATAAGAATTTAAGGAAGACAAAACATGATAAAAAATAAAGAGCTTTTAGAGATGATAGAAAAAAAGAAACAGGAAGTGTCTTGTGATAACTGCAAACATTGCAACTTAGGGGCATATCATAGTGGAAAATGGTATTGCAACAAAAGAAGCGTGTTTGATGTAGTTACAGACATAAAGGAATGTTTTGAAAGAAAATAAAAATTTAGGATGAAAATATGACTGAAATAGAAAGATTGGATAAAGAAATTCATGAACAAAGAGAAGAAAATTTTGGGCTGTATTCTATATTTCAATATAGACTTCAAGAAGAAGTGATGCAGCCACTCATAAAGGAATGGCGAGATGGGAGCAATCATTTGAAACAACTAATTGCAAAGAGAAATATGCTTATACAAAGCAAGGAACCATCTTTTGCCAATGAAAAAAAGACCTTTGTAAATGGATATGGTGAAGCAACAAAACGAGAAATCACATCATCAACATATACTAGGGCTGAAAAAAGATTGTCAAAGCAAATAATGAATTTTGTGAGCTAAACTAAGGATTTAAGGAGAATTGAAATTATGGAGAATGTAACAGGAGCATATGCCCTATATGAATTTTTAAAAGAATTGGTAGAAAGTGGCAAACTGAAAGAGAACAATGATAATTCAGAAGTTTACTTTATTGATGAAGATAGCTTTGCTCATGGTATAACAGATTATTCGTTTGATGATAATCAAAGTTTGATTCTTTGGTAAACTAAGATTAAAGTTTAGTGGAGGTACAAGATGAAAGAATTTCCGATTATGAAGAATAAGGGTAAGGAATATATTCCTTACGATGTTATTAAACCGCATGAGGAACAGGCATTAAAAAACCACTGCGGACAGACATTAGACAGGTTGGCAGAAAGAGGAGGTCTGTCTTGGGCGGAAGCGTATGCGGTTTTAACAGATAGTAAATTTCCTAGTATAAAAGAGTATATTTCAGAAGAATTTTATGAGAAAAAAGTCAAAGAGATTGTATCAAATACAGAGTTAAACTAAGTATTTTATGAATAATCAGATAACGCTTGAAGAAATAGGAATGATATTGCCAACATCAGAACAACTCAAAAAAGATTTCAGTACCGCCGTAATGCCGTGCTTTGACTGCATATGCAACCATTGCGCAAACTGTACAGAATGTTGGGATAAATGTACCGGAGAAATGGTCGAGCCGTGCTATGTGTGCGAGGACTGCAGGAATTATGACGGACGGGGCAGGGATTTATGGCGATGCGAATGTGATCGGTATAAAATCACGAATCAATATGCGAAGAGAAAAAGAGAAAAGATTCGGATTGTGAGGTGAAAAGATGTGTACAATGGAATGGAAAGAAGTTAATCCAGAACAGAATAAGAATTTAGCTGAATAGCGGAAAGGACAATAATGAGAAAAACTTGTTTTGCTTGTGGTTGTCATTTTTATACAAATCGGTCAGACCAACTGTTCTGTTCGCCACATTGCAGATACAAATATAATCATAACAGCGATTTGGTTTTGACCTTAAAAAAGAAATGGTTCGATATGGAATTGTCGGGTGTTAAAACCGAAGAATATCGGGAAATCAAACCTTATTGGGAAAAGAGATTTGAAAATTATTTTGGTAAACACTACGATTTTTCTCTTGATACACCTACGATAGTGTGGAATAATCAGCCGAAAAATATTATTTTCCGTAATGGTTATGGAAATGATAAGCCAGAGTTTACCGCCGAATGTACAATAAGCGAGGGGTATGGTAAAGAAGATTGGGGCGCAGAGAAAGATTGTAAATACTATGTTTTGAAAATACATAGAGTGTTTGGAAAAAAGAATATTTTAACTAACTAAGGATTTAAAGGAGAAATGAAAATGATGAAATTATCAGAAACAGTAGAAATGATGAACAGTGCAGATTATAAAGAGAGATTCAAAGCTGAATATTTACAGTTAAAAATCAGAGCTAACGGATTGAAGAATATGCTTGATAAATGGGATAATGGGGAACTTAATTTTACTCCGACATGTCCAAGAGGTATTTATAACGACCAGATGGAATACATGACTAATTATATGACAGTACTGGCTAATAGAGCATACCTGGAAGGTATTAACCTTGATGAACAAAACTGAGATTTAGGAGATAATTTTATGGAATCAGAAAAACAGGATATTAATTGCAAGAAGTGTGGTAAATACATTCTGACAGAGCATAGAGGTCAGGACGGAAAAATACGTTGCATTAAAGGCAGTTATCAAAATGGCGTTTATTATGGTATTGAGGATGCATTTTACTGTAATGAATGTGCGAAAATAAAATAGAAAAGGAGTGAACTAATAAGTGCGTTTTTCAGAGCTTACAAGACCAGAACTTGAAAGCATCATCGAAAACGCAAATTTTACAGAAGATGAGCTGGTAGTGTTTAAAATGCTGACAAAAGGAAAGACTATTACAGAAATAGCACAAAAGACAAATGCGTGTAATCGCACAGTTAGCCGAAGAATTGAAAAAATAAAATCAAAAATAAATAGAATCGGAGGTTTGACTATATGACAGTTGTGCTTACACAGAATGGGAAAGAAATTAATCCAGAAGATGTAGTTTTGCCGTCAGAGGTTTTGAAACTGATTGCGGAGCTGATTAATTGACGAAAAATTGATAATAGTGTAGAATGCGTCATGTAGTGAATATGGCGCATTCTTTTATGTCTGATGGAGGAATAAGGATGGAATGTGTCGCATATATGCGTGTTTCTACAGAGAAACAGGCAGAAGAGGGAAACGGATTAGACAGCCAAAGGAGAGATATTGAAAACTATTGCAGAAAAAATGAACTGGTAATTACAGATTGGTACATTGATGATGGGTATACAGGCGCAAATATGGACAGACCAGAATTGCAACGGCTTGTATCAGACTGTGATCGTAAGCGTGTAGGCTATGTTGTTGCTTTCAAGCTGGATAGAATATCACGTAGCATGGTGGACGGTATTTATCTAATTGAAAGAGTATTCCTTAAAAATAATGTGGAGTTTAAGTGTGTACATGACAGTATCTGCTATGATAATCCTATGGAGCAGGCTTATACACAGATGATGGCGGTATTTGCACAACTGGACAAGAATACAATGTTATTGCGCATGCGTGGTGGAATGTTGGAGCGTGTCAAGCAAGGCTACTGGATGGGCGGTGGTAATCTTCCATACTGCTATACATACAGCAAAGATACAGGAACACTTATACCAATTCCAGAACGCAAGGAACAGGCAAACAAAGCAATGGATTTATTCTTGCAAGGATATTCAGACGTAAAAATCCGTGATATGTTAGGATTTAAAAGCGAATTTGTTGTGAAGCAAGTACTCACAAGCCCTGTAAACATTGGAATGATACCGTATAAGGGGAATATCTATCAGGGATTGCATGAACCTATATTTAATAAGGAAGTGTTTGAAAAAGCCCAACAATTCAGAGCAATAAGGAAAAACAAAAGGGCAAGTTGCCATAACATTCAAACTAACTTATTGACAGGTTTATGCTATTGTGGAATCTGTGGATGCGCTATGAGATATCAAAAGTGGACGCATGGAAAGCATAAGATTTACTGTTGTTCCAGGAACAAGGACTTGCATTATCTTCCTAACCACAATCCAAACTGTAATAACACATTGGAATGGGCTTCGGATATTGAAAAAGCTGTAGAGGACGAAATACTTTTAATATCTGCTAATATATCAGAATATAAGCCAAGAATGAAAGAGTCTAAGTTAGAAATATTGCAAGGGCAATTAGAAAAAGAGCAGACTAAGCGTAAAAGGCTATACAACCTGTATGCAGAGGGAAATGATGATGTTATCAGCATGATTAAAGAAATTGAGAAAGTAATAGAAGATATCCGTAAGCAGATTAGAGAAGAATCCGCAATAGAAACGAATAAAACTAGGCAAAATGTATTTAAGAACATAAAAAATCTTGCCGACATTTGGGAAGATATCGACAAGAAACAAAAAAATATGTTACTAAAAAGTATAATTGAAAAAATCGTAATTAGCAATGGAAATATTGAGATAAAATTGAAAGATTTTTAGCACTACAATAATGCTATTCTATGGTATATATTTACTGCTAATATAGGTATATTTATTTAGCAGTAAAATAGTACCATACCCATGGCATGTGGTTAGTGCTAATGCGCATATTTACTACACTTTTGAGTCACTATAATGGCATTTATTTGTCACTTATAGTGGCTTTTTTTATTTTATGCTTATTACAAAGGGAGGAATAACCCATGAATATTGAAACGGACGAAATCATAGAAAAGTTATGTGCTAGGGAAGATGTACAGGCGATACCGACAATCTACCAAGTAGCCATGACTCATGCGATACAGGAAGTATTAAAAGATGTTAATGAGAATATGCAATCAGCAAAAAGAGATTACTAAATACCTATCTTATGATGATACGAACATATTATATGAGACTGAAAAGTTGAAAAAGGAGAACCAATATGCAACCGTATGTGAATCCATATTACCTACAGCAGAACCAGCAGGGATATCCGCAGTATTATAACCCACTGGCACAGGTGCAAAACAGAGCAATAGATTATCAGCAGAACATGCCAAATACATACCAGCAGAATCAGATTGTGCAGGGAATTAACGGGAAAATAATTGCGGAGATGAGTCAGATAACAGCAAATGATGTGCCTATGGACGGTAGTGTTGCATTTTTCCCAAAGCAGGACCTGTCAGAAGTGTACGCCAAGAGTTGGAATGCAGACGGTACAATCCGCACAGTTACTTACAAGCCTGTTTTGGATAATGAACCTAAGAATGTACCGACCGATACAGAAAAATTGAAATGCGATCTATCAGATGAAGCAACACAGGGAATTATGGATAAATTCGAGGAAATATCTGACAGGCTAGGTCAATTAGAAAAATCTTTGCAATCTCAAAGAAAAACTTCACAGTCACAGAGAAAGGATGATTAAGTATGTTTAATCCTATGCAGTTAATGCAAATGATGAAAAGTGGAAACCAACAGCAGATGGTACAACAGCTTATGGGGAACAGCCAGTTAATGCAGAATCCAATAGCCAAGAATGCTATGCAGATGGCACAGAACGGAGACACTAAGGGCATTGAGCAGATGGCTAGGAATTTGTGCAAAGAAAAGGGATTGAATCCCGATGAAGCAATGAACCAAATTAAAAAACAGTTTAATTTATAAAAGCTAATTCTTGCAAGATTAGAAATAAATTTAATGGAGGTAAAAAGTATGTTTTCAAACAATTGTGCATCCGTTCCGCTTGTGGCGAACATTGACGGAAACGGAAATGGCAACGGTAACTGGGCTGACGGTGGATGGCTTTGGTTTATAGTTGTAATTTTTGCAATTTTCGGTGGCTGGGGCGGCGGCTTCGGTGGCTGGGGAAATGGCAATAATGGTGGAGCGACACCATACTCAACAAGTGCAGTTACACAGGCTGACTTACAGAGAGGATTTGATAATCAGGCGGTTGTGTCAAAACTTGATGGCATTACAAACGGACTTTGTGACGGATTTTATGCAGTGCAAACCGGCATGAATGGCATCAACACAAACATTTTACAGACCGGCTACGGCATCCAGCAGGCGATCAACGCTGATACGGTTGCTAATATGCAGAATACAAATGCTTTGCAGGCACAGCTTGCTAACTGTTGCTGTGAAACCCGTGAAGCTATTCAGGGAATTAATTACAATTTAGCAACTAACACCTGTGCTTTACAGAACACCATGAACAGCAATACAAGAGACATTATCGACAGCCAGCAGGCAGGAACAAGAGCAATTCTTGACTTCTTGACCAATGACAAGATTGCAACCTTACAGGCAGAGAATAACGATTTGAGAAGAGCTGCTTCACAGGATAGGCAGAACGCACTTCTGACTTCAGCTATGAGCGCACAGACAAACCAGATTATTGACGCTGTAAGACCGACACCTGTACCAGCATTCCCTGCATCTAACCTCTACGGTTATGCATATAACGGATGTGGATGCAACACAGGCTGTGGATGCTAACAACAGAATATCGGTAACTTAATCAAAGATTATGTCTGCGTATAGCAGTGTTACAGGAAACTAAAGGGCAGGCAGTATAGTCTGCCCTTTTCAATTTTATGGAGGTAAATTTATGGAAATTACAGCAATTGCATTACAGACGGTAGAAGCTGGACAGGATGTAGCTTTCACAGAAACAGCGGTAAACGGTACAAATTGCATTGTCCATAGACAGGGCAGTGGAATCATTAAATTAAGGGGAATCACAAACCAGTGCAGGGCAAGATATCTTGTGGGATATTCTGGGAATATACAGATACCTACAGGCGGTACAGTGGATGCCATATCACTTGCTATTTCTGTAGACGGAGAACCATTGCAGTCAACAAGAATGATAGTTACCCCTGCGGCTGTCGAGAACCTTTTCAACGTCAGCGCACAGGCATACATTGATGTTCCAAGGGGATGCTGTATCACAGTATCTGTTGAAAATACGTCTGCACAGACAATACAGGTGCAGAACAGCAACTTAATTGCAACAAGGGAAGCATAAGGGGGCGTATATTATGGATATCAAAAGAATGCATGATATGATCGAAAAACTGTCTGAATGTGCAAAGTCCGAATTTGACAAAGGCATTGAGAGTGTGAATACGGATGAAATGGGAAAAGTAACAGATATGCTTAAAGACCTTGCGGAAGCCATGTATTACCGTACATTGACAAACATCATGGAAGAATATGACATAGAAGATGTACAGGGAATGCTTGACCGCAGATTTTATGACGATTACCGTTATAAGACTACTGGCAGATATGCACCTAAAGGCAGAGGTAGTTACGTTGGCAGACGTGGCTATGAAGAACCGCCATATATGCACATGATGAACAGGGAAGATTTGCAAGACTGGAATTCTATGTCTGAACGTGAGCGTATGCGTGACCTTGACAGGGCATCAAGAGGACGTATGTACTATACTGAGACAGAACCCATGCGTAAAGACGGTGGCATGAGAGACAGCAGAGAGGGCAAAGCTGGCATGATGCGTAAAGGCTACATGGAAACAAAGGAAATGCACAAGGGAACTACACCACAGGACAAAGAAGCCAATATGCACAGCTTGGAAAGCTATCTGAAAGAATTATCCGAGGATTTGACAGAGTTGCTGCCGTATATGATACCAGAAGAGCGGCAAATGGCAAAGACAAGGATTACCACACTTGCGGCTAAGATGTAAGAAAATAGGCTAGGGCTAATAACTCTAGCCTTTTTAGTTAGGAGTATGCTATGTATTTTACGGTAAACGGTCAAACATGGAAATTAGCTTTTGTTCCTGCCAATAGCCAAGACTTACAGCGCAGTGACGGAACGTACACATTTGGTGTTACAGACAACAACACTAAGACAGTATCAATCGCAAGTGGTATGTCTGCATACATGACAGAACGTGTAATCTGCCATGAACTAACTCATGTCATGTGCTTTTCGCATGATGTGTCTATACCTATAGATTTAGAAGAACGATTGTGTAATTTCATGGCTGATTATGGAAAAGAGATAATATATCTCTTAGATGATTTGCTGGCAAAGTTGCGTACTAATGCAATTTGAGATTGATTTTTGCAAAGAAATTTCAAATTTCCGCAGAAAAATGTTGAAAAAAGATGTGTACCTAAAAATCTCTATGAGAAAAAAATATTCTGAAACAAATTTGACCGCCCCTAGGTGCTTTTCTGACTGGTATTTTCAGAACGGTTTTGAAGCAAAATTTTTTTCGGATTTTCCACAACATTCGGAAAAAAATTGATGCCCCCCTGGGGTGGTTTTTGGACTGGAAAAACCAGGTCAGAAACGTGACCAGATTTATGTGCAATATTTGGAAGATTGTGACCAGAAAATAAATGCAAAACTTTACAATGCTAAAGTGCGTGTATCTGGTGGCTATAGAGCATAGACGCATAACGGATATACCAACAGAACGCACTGTAAGCCACTGTAAGGCAGTTTAAAGCTAACAGGGTACAACTTATAGCACGGATATAGTTATAAACACTCTACGCCTGTTTTATGCTCTTGTCAAGGTACGGTTACTGCATACGGTTATATGGACGTATAACGCACACATAGCCCTGTACAGTAACATGGTACTGGAAAAAGGATGGAAATTTCCCACCCTTTACCAAAACACTATATGATCATTTGCGACTTTGTAGTGAAACCAGTTTCCAGACTGGTATTTGATGCAAGTGTAACCCACTGCATCCGTCCATACTTGCACGATATCCCCATAAATCCAGTTATCAAAAAGTGATTTATGGTACAAATAAAAGTCTTTTGCTGTCATTCGCCCACCTCCTTATATGGCAAAAGCCCCACAATTACATGGGGCTGTAGATTGACCTGTTACCGTATTTCTTGCGTGATTCTATGCGATAGTTCAAGAAATTATTACATTCTATGAGCCACGCATACACGGCACTTTCTATATAGCTTTTCCCAGGCTTATCCTCATTAATCCACCAAAGGAAATTATCTATTGATTTTTCAAAATTGCGCTTATCTATATAGTTAATATCCAGACCGATATCAACTATATCTTCTCCCGCTTTTTCAATTCTGATAGCAGTATACACTGTATCATGGTTTTTCAACCATATGTTTTCATTTTCCACGCAATATACTGTCATGTCGTATGCACTGTGAACTTCCTTTTCTTCATTTGCTAATACACTCATTTTTTATCCTCCATATCATTTTTATTCCCTATCGGGTAAAAGCAAGTCGGGGAATCGAACCCAGAAAGTGCCGACCTTGTCTAAATAATTACACCTAAGCGCATACAATCTCGCTTTTTGTCACATACAATTTTCCATTTTTCAAAATTGCCGTTAATATTATCCGTGGTTCTGGTCTCCATCCAGTCAGCGCAAGCTTTCTTGTATTCCTGTCTTGCATCATTTTTCCTTGTATGCAAATCCTCTGTAAATGTCATATAATCAACCATCCTTTCATTATGCGCCCTGTCTCATCAGTGCAGGTGGGGCAGTTCCTACAAACCGCCTTTTGGCGGTTTCGACTATTCGCATTTAGTAAATAAATACAGCGGTATAAAATCCACGACATTCTGTAACGTGATTTTTACACAATTTTCTAATCTCATTTATTTTCGTGTGCGTCTCTTTAGTTGGGTACTGTCCTTCGTAGTCTGTATTTATACGCAATGCAGGAACATCTTCGCCGTTGCGGTTGTAAACAGTAATTAATTCTGCATCATATCCGCATCCAGATAACTTTTTCTGCAATCTCTTTAATTTTTCCATGTTCAAAACCTCTCTTTCGTTTTCTGGTCTGCCATCATCAGAGCCGGGAGACCATCCCACGGCTGACGCTCCAAAATCGGAGCGTTTCGGCTATTCGCAAATTCTGCGGAAAATTTCAATTGTGAGTTCTGCGGCAGCTCTTTTTCTTTCGGACGTGTAGCCGTGGCGTTTGCTCTTTAAGGCTTTTTCTGCTTGCTTGAGGTTTCCAACTCCCCAAGATGCCGCTTTGTTGAGTTTTTCCCATTCATCCGGTGCAACTTTTACGGCTTTAAGTGTTGCCGTGTTGATCTCGTAATTGTCTTTGTCTTCTGGGTGTAAATCTTCGCAAACTGGAATATATTCATGTGTTCCCATGTTTTCACCGATATTCCATACGAAAAAGCCGACAGGAATTTTTTCCACGATTTCAAAAATATCAGTTTTTTCACAAAGTGTAGAAGTGCTATAAATTTTGTTGTTTTCAATTTTTACTATTCTCATGTTGTCGTCCTCTCTTTCTGTGTTTCATTTGATACTTGTATTATACATAAATTAAGCACTAATGTATATTGACAAAACACACAAAATTAAGCACTAATATTATATCAGAAATTGTGCATCATTATTAAGCACTAAAAAGTTATTGACTATTTAAGCACTAATATATATAATGTAGTTATAACAATGCAAAGGAGGTTTGAAGCATGTCAGTAACGGAAAATGAAAAAGCACTAAAAAACAGGCAAGCAGTAAAAAAATGTATGGAAAGCAGAGACAGAATAAACATAATATTACCGCAAGGCACAGTAGACAGAATAAATGCATATGGATTAAAAACAAGCGCATTTGCGAGACAGTTAATATTAGAAGAACTGGCAAGAATGGACAAAATGAAAAAATAATTTTAATTAAGCACTAATTAAGTGTTGACAATTAAGCACTAATATGCTATATTATAGTCAAGGAACAGGTAACAAGCAAAGAGAGGAAAATGGAACATGAAAATAAAAGGAAAATATAAAAGAGAAATGGGCTTCATTTACGTATACAGTAACAATACTGTATACACCATATCCATCTATGACGGCAACTGGAGTTGCTGCAAGGTTGGAAATCGTACAGCAATGGGTCAAATACTGACCCAAGAAGCATACGACCGTTGGGAGTCTGAGTGCTCCAAGGTCGGAGAATTTGAGTTGAAATAGAGAGGAGAAGAAAACATGAAGAAATATTATGTATTTGAAGATAACTATGACGTTGAAATCTTCGAAAGCAAAGGAGAAGCGGTTAGACATTATGAAATCCGTTTAGACAGATTAACAAAGGAAGAGAAAAAAAATTTGGAATATTTTAGACTTTATGAAATAGAGACAGACACGAATCCCAATGATTACGAGGGGGATTTAATTGACTTGATAACAGAAATGATTTTTAAGATTAAATAGGAATGGAAGAATAAGAGAGAGGATGGGTAAATGTTAGAACTATACGGAAACTATTATAAGTTATTTAAAGGTCATGGAACAACGCCCCAGAAAATAACAGTAGTTGCGATAGATGGCTATGATGTTACATATATCATGGGGCATTATAGCAAAGATGAGCTTTTGAGCCGTGGAGATACGGTAGACGAAGCAATAAGAAACATGTGCCTTGTTAAAAACAAGTGCAATGTAAGCAAAATCCTTACGCAAGCCACAAAAAAGCAAATCGAAGCTTTGCACAAGGAAGAAAAGAGAATAAAAAGAATGATTGTGGAAATGGATAGAGCAAAACAGGAGAATCTATAAATTAAAAGCGGTTGCAAAACCTACCAAGTCAACGCAACCGCTACCCAACAAAAAGAAAGGCAGATACATTATAACATGTATCTGAATGGTTAGCAATATGTTTAATTACAAATTATTTAAAAAAGAAATGCAGGAAAGAGGACATGAAGTACATAAGAAATGCGATTATATTGTTATAGAGCCAAATAATAATTATAAAGAATACGGAAAAGGTTTTTTCTCAGCATGGGAAGTAGTTGAAGGTTTTGAGGATTACTTAAAATTTATATCCATGGATCACTTTAACACTTGGATTTACTCTGTTAGATTTAAGATTGCTTAATTAGTATTTGCATTGTATAATATAAATTAAGTAAAGGAGGATTTGCACATGAAAATTGTAGCAGACAATATTTATTTTTATACTTGGACAAGAGATAATCTTGTCCAAAAGTTAGAGGATTTTAACAAGAATAATGAAAAGAAATTATTTGGAAAGTTCCCGGCTACACATTGCAGTGGGCTCATGCGCTATAAATTACTCACTGATGGGTTAAACCTCTTAAAGAGGTTTTGCGCAGATAATGGTGCGGAATTGGTTACTGTCCTTCCATTAGAAGTTGATATGGAAAGGAACATACAGAAACTTATGAAGAAGTGTGGTATTGAAAGATAGGAGGTATTTAATGCGTAAGGTCATAAACGGTAAAATGTACGATACAGATACGGCTACAGCTGTAGCCGAAAATATAGAATATGAGAACGAGCAACCATATTCCAGAGTTACGCTATATAAAAAGAAAACAGGAGAATTTTATTTCTTGTGTGAAAAATTCACAGAAGATAAAAACACCTGGATAGAGCCAATACTGGAAGATGAAGCAAAAGATTTTGCAGAAAAAGTATTAGACGGAGATCAATACGAAGCGGTCTTCGGGAAAGTAGAAGAATAAATTAACTAGCTTAATATATGCAAAGTAATTAGTTTGCTTCGCAAAAAGCACCTTTAAAATGAGGGTGCTTTTTGTTTGCACTATACAATAACATGCGATATAATAGTTATATATAACATGCATATATAGTATGCGATATCTCTTGTTATATCGCAAGAAAGAGAGGAAAACATGAAAGATTACCAGAAAAGAGCAAACGACAACTACAGGTCAAAATTTGATATAGTGCAAATTAGGTTAGTAAAAGGCACTAAAGAGCAAATAATTAATAATACAGGTAAATCTATAAGCCAGTATATACAAGATTTAATAGATAAAGATTTACATAATAATTTTGATTTACCATATACAGCAGAATACCGTCCAAACGTCACAGAATCGTCTAGGACAAATGAAAATGAATTTGACGATAAAATTATCGACAACGATATTAAAATTGATTCTAGGGCATTTAAGAAGCATGTGCCGACAGAAGAGGAAGAGACAGACAACCGTATGCGACTGTTGAAGCTACAGGAAGAGATAAACGCAAGGAAGACATGTATTATTAAGCCTGTAGAGCAAAAGCCAACACTGACCGACATACAAATACCAGATAAACCACCATTTTAAACCTATAAATGTTTCCAAATTTTAACCGATTTAACCGTTATGGATACAAAATGTATACAGCTTGTATCCGTAGTATAGTATAGGTTAGGTAAGGTTAGTATAGGTTATATATCGCGTATACGCGCGAGACAACAAAAAATTTCCTGTTAAGTGCAAAACAGTTTTAAATTTTGGATTTAAAGACAGATTTTTATTATTGGTTTAAATTTCCATTTGCGGATATATTAACCGTTTATCCAACCGATTATCTGCTTGATATTTTTTTAAAAACCTATTGCATTTTTATAAAATGTGTTTTATTATGTCTATAAGCTCATACGAGAGCTTTACGATTAAGATTTACAGGACAGCTTGTAATAGCTGTTTTATACGCAAGAAAAGCCTTTTAAGGCAAATATGTTTTACTTATGCTGTATTTATAATATACAGTGTTTGTATTCCTATTTGGTTTAAAAGGCTTTTTTGTTTTTTCTAGGAGGTGTAAACATGGACAGAAAGAGCATAGATGTATTATCTCTAGCAGAGTTAACAGAGATTGCGTTTAAAGATATGTATATAGATCTGGACGTGGAAAACGCACCGGAAAAGAGAAAAGCCGATATTATAGATTCTATTTGGTCAGACATATACAAAGATGTATTTGAGCCTGGCAAAAACGATACGACATTTAATAACTGCAAATCCAAGCTAAAGACATGGGATGTAGAATCTGTAGAGTCTGTAGTAGATGTATTTATAAAGCTTAATAAGCGCTATGGTGGAGTTATTAAATATAACCAGTTTAGCAATCTAACAGGTATTAATAGATTTACTATAGACCTATGGCATAAAGCTAATAGCACTAACGGTTATATATTTATGTTACCTCAAAATGATATAGATATGGAGTGCAATAATATATATATAATTAATAATAATGGGTTATGTACTAAGTACTATGGTAATGGGTATGTAAACCGAAACGATGAATCAAGTCGACTGCGCTTTGACGTTAAGAAAAAATTACAGGAAGAGATGCAGGACTCAAATACTAACGGATTAAGCAATGACACAATGGGTCATGCGTTAAGAGCTAACAACGAGGATGAGTTGGGCAAACTGTATGAGCCACGCCGTATGATACAGCAGGAAACTATAAGAGCAATAAAAACAGCAGCAGAACTACCTCAACTCGGTGCAATTAATGGCACTATTGGACAGATACAGGATAACAATGCAGTACTGGAAGATAAGGAAAACGGCTAGAATGTAGTATTTATAAGGGTTTCAAGGTTTTTAATTGGATTTAAAATAGTTCGTAAAATTAATATTTTGCGAATAGTTAACGTATGTTTGATTGATGGCATGAACCTGACAGGCATGGGGGAGGGGGTCGGAAGAACGGACGAGACAGCCCCTACTAAGTCAGCAAAACCACCCGATAAACAAAAAGCCCTTATCCAACACGCAGATATTAATTATCCAGACACCCTATTTCTAAAAATTTTTCAAAAATAAAAAAGGAGTCAATATGGTCACAGGAATTATTCTTATATGGATTTTGATTAAGTTACAGGCACCAACATTGTTATTCTGGTTAGCGGGCATGGAAATAACATGGTCAGTTTTTGAAATACTTCTGACCGCTTACAAAACAGGTAAGGAGTCATAGCCATGTTAATCTTCGGCAAGCAAATCACAGACGAGTGTTCCAGATGCGGTAAAGTCTTAGAATGCGAATTGTTCCGACAGGGGCACGGCATTAAATGCGACCGACAGAACATATCAAAGATGCTGGAATGCCAATTTGAACACAGGGAGAAGAGAGAAAATGATGGTATCTCGGGAAATACATAGAACTGGCAGAAAGGTAGACTTGTTATGTATCGGTTAGAAAGAAAAGGATTTTGCATTTCCAAAAATCAAATAGCGGTTATACCAACAATTCGGATTTTTATAGATAACATGGTATACAAAGAAAAGAATTTTTCAATAGAATTTCATTTTTTGATAATTCATACAAGACTACTTTTTGTAAAACAAGGTTAGGTAACGTACTCAAACGGTTATGTAGGTTCGACTCCTACCGTTACCGTTGTCCTGTTTTTAGCATTTTGGACAGGACGTACACACCATTTACCTTTTCTTCCGAGATAGGTATGTAATCTCCTCTACACCAGTTAGGACTACTGTTAAGGGCGGTGAGAGACCGTCCGGCTGGTATCGGTCGAGTGAAATCCCACAACACTTGACCGCTTGGTGAAAACCCGAACCATAGCTTACGCAGATATGACCGTTACAGTCGGATTCCCCTTTACTTAGTGGCAATAGCTTAAATAGTTACTACGCAAGTGGTAGATGTGTGGCGGAATGGGTAAACGCAAGCAAAGAAACTGATTGATAGCATGTTTGCCGAGTAATAAGCGGAGATTGTCCGTAATTAGCAACAAGCAGCTTTCAGAAATCAATCATGTGAGGTTCAAATCCTCACCACATCAATTCCTTATCTCCACTTAGTCGAGTGCTACTGCAATAGTTCCGGTCGATGGGAGACTTATGGATGGTAGTGGTATAATTGGAAACAGCAAACACTTCCGTGATTAGAAATTGCAGATTTGAAAGCGGTTGGCATGGTTTGGGCTGACAGGGTTCGATTCCTGCCATTCTGATTTTTGCAAGTACCGTAGGTGTTATTTGTAGTCCGAACCGCCTACGGAAACTGCATAGATAGGAGAGAAAATGAAAGAAAACTATGATACCACAGATTTTGAAAACGCTTTACAATGTAGGACACTTGATAAAGAACAATGGTTCAGACTTGCAAATGCGCCGACTGATGAAGAAATAGAATCACTTAAAAAGGCAAAGGAAATGGGTGTAGAAATCCCAGAAAATATTGCAAACTATTTTAGTGAATACGGTATTGAGGTGTAAGAATGTGTGAATTTTGCGATGGCAGAGAGAAAAGGATTGAAAGCGGCTTCACGTATGGAAATGCTCATATAGTAAAAAATAATTTTGGCTACTCATATTCACTTCGCTATGACAATAGCGCTGATGAATACGGAGAAGGAGCATTTGAGATTAACTATTGCCCTATCTGCGGCAGAAAGTTGGTGTAGTAATGGCAGAACCTTTAAGCAAATTAGCAGAAAAATGTAAAAGTTGCCCAAAATCTGAAAAATGTGACCATAAAAGAATGGAGTTATGCGCTTTAGCAGATTTGCCACCGCAAAATCTTGCAAGTGCTACACAAGGTATCTTGATAGACAATATGTCACCTATATTGAGAGAAGAAATAACAAGTCCTTTAAGTCCATTTCGGTACAAAGACGAATTAGAAAAAGCACTAAATGATTTGCATTTTGGAAATATGTTTATGAATGGTGTTTAGAAAGCTGGCGGAAGATGGTTAAAGAAGCATTACTTGACAACTCAAGTGGAAAATTTATTACATTATCGCTCGATGGCGAAATTGTAAAAGGAGTGGTAAGTATTGATAACATATCAGGTATCTACTCAAAAGACATGGCAAAGGAAATTACAATAAAGGTAGTTGCGAGCGAAGTTAAAGTAAAACTGCCAAATGGTGAAATAAAGGATATATCGGAAATGTAGAAAGTTGGAAGAATAATGGTTAAATGGATAAAAGGCTCAAAAGAAAACATTGACGTTTCAAAACTTAATCAACTAGGAACGGTTACGATAGGCAGAAATGAAGAAATAATTGATTGCACGACATTAGGTGATGAGCCTGTTATCCATGCGAACAGTAAAGAGGATAACAGGATTTTGAAAAGAGTGTTTGGGAGAGATTGAGAGAATGAAAGAAACTATTTTATACATTTCCAAATCAGAAAAAGATATTGTTAGTTTTTTAAAATATCTTCAATCAAAGTTAAAAGCAGAACAAAAGGAATGCACCCTAGATGAAAAATACGATATTTTAAAAGTACCAAAATATTATGATATTGTAGGAAAGAGCATTCACGGCAACAGACTTGGGGTAGGCTACGGATATTGCAAATATTATTGTTTTTCGGGAGCGTATGATAGAAATAAATACAGCAATGCAGAAAATGAAAAACTTAAAGATATTCTTATGCACACAAGAGAGGGTGCAGAGAGAATAACAGGACTTGATATTTTATGTATGCTAGGATTAGTTTAAAAGGCGGTGGAAGAATGAAACATCAAAAAGAATGGCGCACTTGCGACAGGTGTGGGAAAGAGATAATACCTAAATATAGGAAAGAAGTTAAATTTAAGCCAATCGGAAGTTATGGAGACATAGTTCCTATTTTCGAAGGCAATGAGATATGTCTGGAGATCAAGAATGTTCGAAGATACGAATTTCTTGAAAGAACATATGATTTATGCCCTAAGTGCAGGAGAGATTTTGAGAGGTTTATGAAGAATGAAAAGAATACTTAAAATTGTAGCAAAGACATTAATTGAATATGCCAGAATAATTGCTATTTGCTTTGTTGCTTGCGTAATAGGAGCAATTTTTTATATTTTGTTAGGCAAAACAGCATATGCGTGCTATTGGATAGCGGTTATTTTGCTTGTGATTATCAGAGATATAACGATAAAGTCAAAAATGCAGGAAAGCAAAAAGATTAAATTATTACTTTTACAGTATGAGGACGGCAGTACAAGCTTGTGTGTCGGGGATAGGCAAATTAGGCATATGACAAATATTGATATGCATATTGATAAGTTTCAGACAGTACTGGAAGTAGACCAAGTAACAAAAACTGGGAAAGTAACACATGTTGTTTTAATGGACGGTGGAAAGAATGAATGAAAAATTAAGATAAGGAGTTGTGTATAAATGAAGAAAACAAGAAGTAAAATAATCATTAAAACAAGAGCTGGCGGTTATACAAAGATTTATGCCAATGGAAAATGGCAGAAGAGAGTATGTGTTATTGATTATCGCGCAGAATGCAGTAACAAGGATGGTATAAAGGTTACTTGCAAATTTGATAAGAATAAGACTGACAAAAACGGTTCGGTTATTTACGACCCGGAAAAAGAAGAATTTGCAAAAGAACACGTAGTTGCAAGAATTTAGGGGCAAGATTATGAAAATAACAGAAATGAATAACTGCATTGAAGAAATGCGAAAATGCTACAATTTTAAAGATGATGAAACAGAAATTAGACTTACAGATATGATAAGCCATGATGACAAGTATGTTTGTATTAGTACAAGAGACGAAAACGGAACACGAATTGAAATGGTAAGGTATGCAGATAAATTAGTAAATGTTTGATTGCTGATTATCAGCGGAAAAGAGATTTTATGAAAAAAATTTTTAAAACCATTATTCCCATTATTGTTATTGTTGTTAGCATTGTTGCACTGATATTATTTTTAAATTGGGCTAATAAAACCGAAAAATACGAATGTGAAATAGAAGAGATACAAAGTGAAATTTATGTTAGATATCAAAGTACAGCTTCATGTACCCCCGCTTACAACTATGAGATAATTACAGTTTGCATAAATGGACGACTGATAACCTACAAGGGAAGCGTTGAATTTATTTTTGTAGAAAATGAGAACAAAATCGAAGTCACAGAAAAACCTAATATGGTTCATGGCGATAAAGTCATTGTCTATACTTCAAAAGATAATGTTGAATACTTAGGAACTGTAAGAATTGGAAAATAAAAATTTTACCGGCTAACAAATGGAGTTAGTCGCTAATTTTAGAAAGTTAAAGATTGAAATGGGAGAACAAAATATGATTGAAAACTTTAGCAATGAGCAAATTGAACAATTCTTAAAAGAATTGGGAGTTAGCCAAAAGCAGTATAAGAAAATAATTGATGATGTTTCTGCTAAAAGAACCGAGAGCTTTCTCAAAGAAGAAATAACAGAGTTAATAAAGTTGTTTGAAGGAAAGCCGGAATTAAGGACAGTTAATAACAGAGGAAAAGCATATGAGTGCGTAATTACGCTAATTGCAATTACTCTGAACAATCTGACGAAAGTGACAAGGCGTAATGAAAAAGACTCTACGGAATACTGGAAGGTTTCAGCTGTGATAAAATTCCAAGACAAAGAAGAATACAAACAAATGTTTCGAGAGATTATAGACGTGGTTAAGAAGCATAATAGAAAATGGGAACAAAATTAAATTAACCGCCATATAAGTGATTTATGGCGCCAACCTAGAAAAATTATAGGCAGAGGTCAAGGCACTTCTGCTATGCGGAGGTGTCCTTTTTGGCAAGTAAGGATTTAATCAACCAGTTAAAAGGTAATGACAATTACATAGAGCGAAAAGGAATCCATAACATTGTTAAAAATGGGGAATCCGAAGAAGTAATAAATGCCTATGTCAATTCTGCACAGTGGGGTATGTATAATGACAAAGACATACCATTCTCACTGGAAATTTCAAAAAAAACAAAGAAATTAATAGACAGCATAGTTGCGGAAAGCACAGGCGGCGGTCATATTGACGATTTAGAGATATACTGCGGAGATAATAACGCCGAATTTTTAGTCTTAAATAACTACTATGAGGTATTAAGACTGGAATCCGCATATCTGGTAGACAGCTTTTTCCGATATATTGAGATTGACGAAAAAGACCCATACAAGAGATTTTATTTTCCGAGAAAGAAAGTATTACAGCCAGTTGTAGGTGCTTACCAAGAAATATATGACGGTAAACTTGATTTTCTGTCTGTATCACAGCCTAAACGTACTGGAAAAACTACAGGCGGATTGAGACTTGCTATGATGATGGGCGGTCGTGACCCGGATGGCAGTATATTTGGCGTTGGTAAAGGAGAAGGACTTGTTAAAAGATTCTATGGTGGCTTGCTGCAGGGATTTGAGACAGAAAGTACTTATCAACGATTTTTAAGCGTATTTCCAGAAGCGACGAAGATAGGGGAAAATTACAAGAGTGCTGAAAATCTTTCAATTGACCTTAAAAAGAAAAATATATTCCCGACATTCACTTGTAGACCTATAGACGGTGCCATTGTAGGATGTACAGAAGCTAATGTTCTTGTATACATTGATGACTGCGTAAAAAACCACGAAGAAGCAAGGAATCGTGACCGCCTGGAGTTCCTTTGTGAAAAGGTTACGGATGATGTACTTGGACGTAGATTAGAGGGTACGCCTATTATTATACAGGGAACTAAATACAGTCTGTATGACCCGATTACAGCATTGCAGAATAAAGCTGATGAACTGGAATGGCGGTGGCGTGAAGTAGCCGTTCCTGCATTAGACCCTGTTACGGATGAGAGCAATTGGGAGATTCCAAGAAAAGATAAGCGAGGAATCAGAAAAATATTCACGACAGAATATTATCGTAAAGAGCGTAAACTTGTTTCAGAGGAAACATGGGAATCAGAGTTCCAACAATCCCCATTTGAAGCAAAAGGGCGTATGTTTGCTGAAAAAGAGCTTAATTACTTTGAAGAATTACCAATTGACAGAGAACCAGATGCGATCATGGCGGCTTGCGATAGCGCAGATAAGGGAGAAGACAGTTGCTCAATGCCTATCGGTTATGTATACGGAAATGAGGTTTACATAGTAGATGTTGTATTTGACAACGCAGGAACGCAATTTACAAAGCCAGAGTGCGCAAATATGCTTGTTAAACACAATGTAAAGACTGTCACATTTGAAAGCAACAGTGCAGGAGAATATTTCGGACGTGATGTAATGGAGATTGTAAAAGAACTGGGTGGAAGATGCAGTGCAAGGTTTAAATTCAACTGTACTAACAAGATAACCAGAATGGAAAACGCCAGAGACAATATTATTCGTGACTATTATTTCAGAGATTTTAAGAAAATGGACAGGCAGAGCCAGTATTACAAGTTTATGAAAGAACTTACGACCATGACAAGAAGTGGAAAAGTAAAGCATGATGATGCACCGGATTCAGTTGCATTATTTGAAAATGAAATGCGTACAGGAGTATCAGCAAAAGCCGAAGCAGTCCACAACCCATTTAGGAGGTATTAAGGATGCAGACAAGAGAGTATCTTAATCAAATAAGCAGACTTAACAGGATGATTAATAATAAGTTGGTGGAAATACAGCAATTAAGGGAAATGGCTTGCAATGTTACGGCTATACAGAATGATGAACGTGTAAAAACTTCCCCTGACCCAGACAGAATGGGAGTTACATTTTCCAAAATAGATGAAATGGAAAAAGAACTGGATAGAATGATAGACGGTTACGTTGAAAAGAAAAATGTAATCATAAGTCAAATTGACAGCATGGATGATGAAAATGTATATAATATTCTGTTTGCCAGATATATTGAGAAAAAGACTTTTGAAGTAATAGCAACTGAAATGAATTACTCTTTTAGGAATATCACTAGGCTACATGGCAGGGCATTAAAGGAATTTGAAAAAAAATACGGTGAACAGTATATTGAATCATGATGTTGTCCTAGAATGTCCTATATACAGCGTAGTATTATTAAAATGGTTAAAGACCAAATCAATAAGTTTTCACACCTCTCTCAAAAAGGCATCGTCTTCATGACGGTGCTTTTTTAATGCATAAAAGGGGGATTTATTTTGACAGAATCGAAAACAATATACTGCCCTATATGTCATAGAACGGTAGGCAGACATGATATGCGGTCACAGACAAATACAATCTGTAAGTGCCGCAAATGTGAAAAGAGAATCATATACCACTATGACACAGGAGAGACAGAAGCAAAAATATTACCACAAAGAGCCACTTCTAGCGGCGTTTGTTTTGTATAAGGAGAAGCAATGAACAACAGGACTTTTCAAGAATTGGTCAAGGGATGTTATGGTCGAAAAATTGCATATACAGATGTTGAGACTATCACACAAGACAACATTGTAAAAGTCATTGGTCAGTGCATAGGAGTTTTTTACTTCAATAAAATGGCTATTGAGTACCTTTGGAATTATTACAAAGGTGACCAACCTATCAGATACCGTGTAAAGATATCCAATGAGGATATTATCAATAAAATTTGCGAGAACCACGCTTATGAATGGGTACAGTTTAAGGTCGGTCAGACATATGGCGAGCCTGTCCAGTATATCAGCCGCAAGGATGATGATGAAACCAACAATGCAGTTGATGAGTTGAATGATTATCTTGTGGATGCTAATAAGCAGGAAAAAGATATAGAAGCTGGAGAATGGCAGTCGGCAACTGGAACATCATTTAAAGCTGTGCAGTTTGCTAATGGAGATATACCGTTCAGAATTGTAGCACCCAGCCCTATGAATACTTTTATTATTTACAACCGCTCAACGAGAGAGCCGATTCTTGCAGTGCAGGAATTAAAAGACATTGAGGGGAACTGGTATAAACAATGCTACACAGATTCCCATGAATGCAAGATTGTAAATAGCAGTGTGCAAGACTGGAAAGTACACGCTTTTGGAAGTATTCCTATAGTGGAATACCCAAATAACCCATCCAGATTATCAGATATCGAATTGGTAATAGATATAATGGACGCTGTGAACAATATGCAGTCTAACAGAATGGACGGCATAGAGCAATTTGTGCAGGCGTGGATAAAATTCGTAAATTGTGAGATTGACGAAGAAGAATTTAAAAAAATGAAAATAAACCACGCTCTTGTAGTAAAATCCATTAACAAGGATAACAAGAGTGATGTTGATGTTATGACGCAGGAATTGAACCAGACGCAATGTCAAGTTGCTAAAGAAGATTTGATTGATAATGCCTTATCTATTCTGGCAATTCCAAATAAGCAGAGTAATACAGGCGGCGATACACAAGGGGCAGTGCAACTAAGAAACGGATGGGATTTTTCAAAATCCAGAGCAAAGCTAAAAGACCCGCTTGTAAAAACAGCAGAAAAACGCCTTGCAAAGCTGGTTTTAAATGTTATCCGCATAAAAGACCATGATTTGGGTCTTTCTATGAGGGATTTTGAAGTACAAATAAACCATAGCCCACAGGATAACATGTATACCAAGGCACAGACACTGTATCAGTTGTTACAGGCAGGCATACACCCACTTGTTGCTGTAAAAACAGTTGGACTTTGGGGAGATGCGGAAAAAACTTATTTAGTTTCTAAACCGTACTTTGATGTATTATGGAAAACCATTGATAATGTCAAAGCAGAAGAAAAGAAAGCACAGGAAGTTATGGAAAAATTAAACAATCAGCAGAATAAGGCAACTACCGGGGAATAATCGGTAGTTGTTTTTATTTTATAAAATTGCACCTATGCGGTAAATAGGAGAAATCACAGGTTGAGCAACCAACGTAAAAAAGCGTAGTGAATCGGAGGTAATTTATGACAAGAGAACAGGCAAAACAGAATCTTATTGCTATCGGAGTGGCAGAGCCTACGGATGAACAGGTAAGCAATTATCTGAATCAGGTCAATGGCGAAACCAAAAAGGAGAAAGATAAGGCAGACCAGTATAAGGCAAAGGCTGATAATGCGGATGAATTGCAGAGAAAGCTGGATGAATTGGAAGCTGGAAATCTGACAGAGCTTGAAAAGGCAAATAAGGCATTAGACACAGCTAATCAGCAGATCGCAGAATTGCAGAAAAAAAATGCTATTAGAGATTTGCGTGAAAAGGCTATGACCGATTTCAAAGTAACCGCAGAACAGGCAAAAACAATTGTAAAAGAAGATGGCAGCTTTGATACAGCCGAACTTGGAAAGATTATGTCCGAAAAAGAGACCGCAGCGGCACAGGCAAAGGAACAGGAGATTGCAAACAATTCTACTAATCCAGGCGGTGGCATGGCTGGCAAAGAAAATGAAAATAAGACTACTGCTGAAAAACTTGTTGAAAAGTTATACGGCGGTCAGAAACAGAACAATGATATTTTATCACACTATGTAGGAGGTAACTAAGATGATGCAGTTTGAGCAGACAACATACGCTGGCGATGTTGAAATCTTAAAAAGAAAGCCGTTTGAAGGAATCCCTATGACACTTGATTTTACAAGCGTTGATACAAAACTGGCAAACGGTAAAAAGGTTGTAAAAGCAGGAACCCCTATCGGTTCTACAGGAGTAGCAGATAACACGGCTACAGTAGTGGGAATCTTATTACATGACGTTACAGAAGATAGACCACAGGGAACGTTGCTTAAAAAGGCATATATTGACAAAACAATTGCGCAGACACATTCAGGCGTTGAAATTGCGGCAGTTGCAAAAACGGCATTGCCAATGATTGTTTTTGAATAATTAACAGGAGGTAAAAATAATGCTAGTAAATGAAGTAGTAAATACAAAGGCTATTGCACTTGCGGCTACAGAAAACACAAGTAATACAATTCCTTATCTTGGTTTACAGTGGTTTCCAGAGAAGAAAAAGTCAGGTCTTGATTTAAAGTGGATTAAGACACACAAGGGACTTCCTGTATCACTGAAACCGTCTAATTTTGATGCGCTGCCAACAATCAGAGCAAGGGGCGGATTAAAGACAGAAAAAACACAGATGGCATTTTTCCGCGAACAGATGATTGTCACAGAAGAGGATGCACAGGAAATTGATAGAATCAAAGATGAAAATGATCCTTATTTGCAGGGTGTATTGCAGAGTATTTATGATGACACTAATACTCTTGTGAGCGGAGCGGAAGTCGTGCCAGAAAGAATGAGAATGTCTCTTCTCTCAACAACAAATGGACATCCTACAATCGGTATTGAATCTGACGGTGTTAAGTATGAGTATGATTATGACCCTAACGGAGAATACACAAAGAAGCATTACTTAAAATTGCAGGACACGGCTATGTGGAGCGATACTACAAATTCCAAGCCACTCACTGACCTTAATAATGCAAGAAAAGCACTTGCAAAATTAGGAAAGATTGCTTCCTATGCGCTTATGAACTCTAACACATTTAATTATCTGTTAGAAAATGCACAGGTCAAAAATGCTATTCTTGCGCAGAACTTAACGGCAAACATTGAGCTTACAGATGATAATGTTGTCTCTATCACAAAATCAAGAACAAAACTTACTATTGTTCTTTACGACAAGATGTACATTGACGATGAGGGAAACGAACAGTATTTCTACCCTGACAATAAGGTTACGTTACTACCAAGTGGTTCTCTTGGCAATACTTGGTTTGGAACTACTCCAGAAGAAAGAACAGCTTCACAGGTTGCTGATGTAGATGTTTCTATGTATGGTATGGGAATTGCAATTGCTAAGAAAGTTGAATACGGTCCTCCTGCAATCACATCTGTTACAGCTTCAGAAATCGTGCTTCCTTCTTATGAGAATATGGATTCAACATTTGTAATCGAAGTACATTCTGCTTAGTAGGAGGTATCGTGGATGAAGTATCCGTATATCGTAAATAAAAACGGTGTTTGGTATCCAGCAGGAACAGAAGTGCCAGACGGAAATGCTGATAAAGAAGTTAAAACAGAAAATCAGCCATATACAAAGACAGACATTAATCGTATGAGAACCGCAGACTTGCAGAAGTTAGCAGGAGAAAAAGGAATTGAAAATGCCGATTCCTTTAGCGGTGAGGATTTAAAGAAAATTCTTATCGAATTGATGAACTTATAAGGAGTCCGTATGGAAGAATACAGTATTTTACAGAAAGTAAAAATCAGATTAGGACAATTTCATATAGAGGAAGTCACAGACCCCGACACAGGAATTGCGTCTAATGTTACTGTATTTGATCGCAAGGAAGATAACCCACGGTTAGAGCTTCTTATTAATCAGTCAACAAATGAAGTAATTAACAGACGGATGTACCCAAAGTTTTATACACAGGAACAGATTGACGAGGACTTGAAGAAATTTGAGGATGTAATCATTAATTTAACGGTTTATGACCGTTCACAGGCTGGCGAAGCGTACATGGCATCTTACACAGAGAATGGGGTAATCAGGAACTGGAAAGATAGAGACACGCTTCTGGTAGGTGTATATCCGTTTGTTAAAGTCCTATAAAGAAGATTGTGCATGACATTTTTACTGGAATCAGTAAGATGGTTGTAGGCGGCGCACAGTAAGAGGTGGAGGGTGGTGCGCCATTAAAAAGAAAGGACGGTATATCAATGCCAACAGCAGTTATTATAAGCATCATATCAGTTGCTTTTTCCGTCTTTTTTGGATTGGTAAGCTTGTTTCTTAATTTGAAGAAAGACAAGAAATCCGATAATTCAGAAATTGAGGAACGTGTCAGGGAAAACACACGAATAAACATGAAGCTTGATTCTATATCAACCAATACAACAGACATTAAAAATGAAATTACAGAAATGAGAAAAGAACTTAATTCTCATGATAACAGAATTGTAAAGGTTGAGGAAAGCGCAAAACAGGCGCACCACAGAATAGATGAGCTTGTAAAAAGATTTGAAGACAAGGAGTGATACATTATGGATTTTGCACAGGTATCTACGGTTGTTTCAATCGTAGTGATTACTTATCTGATTGGTCTTGCGGCTAAAGCAATTCCAAGCGTAAAGGACAATTACATCCCGATTATCGTAGGTGTGGCAGGCGGCATCTTAGGCGTAGTTGGAATGTACGTAATTGCTGATTTTCCGGCAAATGACGTGCTGAATGCAATTGCAGTAGGAATTGTAAGCGGTCTTGCAAGCACAGGCGTAAATCAGATTTATAAACAGGTCAAAAATGCTTGATATTAATAAGCAGAAAATGAAATACGCCTTGCAGGGTCAGACCGTGACCGTTGAGGAAACTGACGAATATGGAAACCCAGTGTATGAGGGATATACGGACGCAAGTGGAAACTTCATTCCATACCTTGATTCACAGGGCAATCCGATTCCAAAGACAAAGGAAGTAAGCGGATTCTCTGAACCAGCTACGTTCTATGCAAATATCAGTAATAAGCTGTCAGAAGTATTGGTAAAGCAATTCGGCATAGACGATAGCACATCATATGTGCAGATTGTTACAGATAAAGGATATCTGCCTATCAACAATGGTGATGTCGTATGGAAGAAATCAGAAGTTATTCTGAATGATGATGGATTGCCAGACGAGAACAGCGCAGATTACATTGTAAAGGGCGTAGCTGATGAGGGACTGACAGCAGATTTATTCCTGTTACAGAAAGTTGTTAAGTAGGTGGACGTATGGCAAAGAAAGTTATCCCAATGACATTATCACAGAAATCCGTACAGAACGTCATAAAAGAGCTTAGAAGCTACCAAAATTCACTGGAAAGAAAATGCGAAGAATATGTAATTAGACTGGCTAAAGAAGGAGAAAATGTTGCAATAGAAGCGATCAACGAAAGCCCGATAGGGAAAACAGTTATATTGCAAGCAAAAAAAGAACCTTCAAAAATGGGATGCAAAGCTATTTTAGTAGCAACTGGGAAAACATATCAAGCAGAAGGAAGAGAGCCTTTCTATACGATATTGGCAATCGAATTTGGTTCAGGTATTTATTACAACCCAGAACCAAATCCAAAAGAAAACGACTTAGGATTTGGAGTAGGAACATTCCCAGGTCAAATACATGCTTTTGAAGATGGATGGTATTACTTGGGAAAAGATGATAAATGGCATTATACGCATGGAATTAGAGCGACAATGCCAATGTTTAAAGCAAGTGAAGAAATTATTCAGAAATATATTGAGATTGCAAAAGAAGTTTTCGGAAATGATTAATATTTCCATTCTATTTGTACGCCAATTATTTCCAAAATTTCCAAAACTTCATTGTATGAAAAAGATTCTTTTCTTAGCCTATTGCTGAAATTTTGAAAAGAATGATTAGTACCATGCTTCGCATTTAATTCATCATTAACTTGTGACATTGTAAATCCTTGCTTTGCTATTGCAGACTTTAAATCATTTTTTAATGACATATTATTCAACTCCTTAATTATAATAAAAAATTATATCATAATAAAAATAAACTGTAAAGTTTAAAATATGACTTGAAAATTATAATCTGTCTCTTATACACATCTCCGAGCCCACGAGACCGATCAGTATCT